CCCGACGACTGATTTGATGGACGGCATTGCACGTTTTCACGTGTACATCACGCCGCCGTCGCCAAATCGCGAGATCGATTTCATTCTTGAGTACGACGCGAGCTATCTCTCTACGCTGTTTGAATAAAAGGAGGCTTGAATTATGGCAACTGGAAACAAGGTGCCCGAGCGCCTGATTAACTTCCGCGTTTACAACGACGGAAACGACTTGCTCGGCGTCGCGAATGTGGACTTGCCGTCCATTGAGGCGATGAGTGACACGGTCAGCGGAGCAGGCATTGCTGGCGAAGTTGAGAGCCCGATTCTCGGCCACTTCGGTTCGATGACTGCGACCTTCACTTGGCGCACCATCACGCCCGAACTTGCAAAGCTTGCGAATCAAAAGGCGCATGCGCTTGACTTGCGCGGATCGCAGCAGGTTTACGACGCTGCACTTGGCGAATATTCGTCTGTGCCCGTTCGTGTGTCTCTGCGTGCAACGCCGAAGAGCGTCTCGCTCGGTTCGTTTGAGGTCGGTTCTACGACGGACAGCGAAACCGAGTTCGAGGTGATTTACATGAAGGTCCTTGTGAATGGCAAGGAACTCATCGAAATCGACAAGTACAACTTCATCGCAAAGTTCGACGGCGAAGACAAGCTTGCAAGTGTTCGAAAGGACCTGGGCTTGGCGTAAAGCACTACGCCGGGGGCGGCATGAGTCGTGCCCCGGCAAACCCAAAACAAAGGAGTGAAAAACATGAAGTACATCCTCTCTAAGGAGTATGAGTTTGAAGGCCAGAAGTACACGGAGATTGAACTGAACCTTGATGTCCTTACTGGCAAAGATGTGTCTGCGGTGAAGCGCGAATGGGCGCGTGCGGGGAATATTTCTCCGTTGGTTGCCGTGGACACTGACTTCTGCGTGTACCTTGCTGCGAAGGCCGCGAAGCTTCCGATTGAGTTCATGGAAAACCTTCCCGCCAAGGACTACTGCGCAATCGGGCAGGAGGTCAGCAATTTTTTGTTGGGGTGATCGGCTTTGCAGAACGGTCTGATCCTGACGACGAGGTCAAGTCGGCGGCGGTATCCATCGCACGCGTCATGAAAGGCGGTGCGCTTGAGTGGATGCAAGAGCCATTGATTGAGCTCGCATCATGGAACAGGACGATCACAAAGCAGCTCGAAGCGGAAGCTCGGGCGGCGAAGAAAAAATAAGGCGGGAAACCGCCTTTTTTCGTAAGGAGGTGACCTCATGTCGAAGGTTTACGACATCGCCTTCAAGATCGCGGGGAAGCTTTCCGGAGACTTCGCGAGCACATTCAAGAAAGGGCAAGAGACCGTCGCCCGCATGGGTGATTCACTCGCTATGCTGAACGCGAAAGCCGCAAAGATGGACGGTCTCGTAAAGGCACGCAAGGCTGTTGGCGAAAGCTCACGAGAGTACATCCGTGCGAAAGAAAAGGTCGCAGCACTCGGGAGAGCAATGAGCGCGACCAGGGAGCCGTCCGCCCAGATGGTCTCCGAATTCAACAAGGCTAAAGCCGCCCTTGAAAAGTCGAAGGCGGCTCTTGAGCGGAATCGATCCGCTCTGCGCGAACTTGACGGTCAGATGGGAACAACCGGCACGCACCTGAGGACACTTATCGACCGACAAAATGCACTCGCGCAGTCAGCCGACAGGGCTCGTGCGGCACAGCAGAAGCTCGCGAAGATCAACGAGCGTTTGAGCAAAGCTCAGGGCGTTCAGGATAAGGCCAGAGAAATGCGGTCTTCGAGCGCGGGCGCTCTAATGGGCATTGGCGCTACGGTTGCCGCAACAGCTGGTGCTCCGGTCAAGCAGGCGATGAGCTTTGAAGACCAACAGGCTGAACTTCGCAAGTTCTCGGACGACTACAAGCAAGTCTTTGATGGCATCCAGAAGCTCTCGCTCCAGTACGCGAAGAGCACGGAAGACATGACGGCAATGGCCGCGAACGCGTTCCAGTCCGGCATCGCAAAGACGGCGGACGAAGCCCTGAAGCTCGTTGAAATTCAGAACCAGATGGCAATCGCCTTCGATATGACTGGTGATGAGGTCGGTGCTGCATACGCGGACATTCAGTCCAAGATGGGCATCAACATCGAGCAGAGCAAGGCAATGTTCGACATTGTCAACCAGATCGGCAATACCACGTCAGCTTCCGCGAAGGACGTCGTCGAGGTGCTTGCTCGATCCGGTGGTGCCCTGAAGGGCTTGACCGCGATGAATGAGAAGCAGATTGCTGCTCTTGCCGGCTCGTTCCGATCTGCGTCCGTTTCGTCCGAAGTCGCTTCGACCTCGATGATGTCCTTCATCAACGCGCTGTCGTCTGGTGAAGGCGCTACGAAGGGTCAGAAGAAGGCGATGGAAGCGCTCGGTATCGACGCGGGTAAGATGGCTCACATGATGACGTCGAGCTCTGAAAATGCTCAAAAGGCGATTCAGGACGTTTTCAAGCGCATCAACGGTCTGCGTGAAGACCAGAAGTCTTCGATCATCGGTGCTCTCTTCGGTAACGAGGCGGGCGTGAAGTCTGCGGTTGCAACGCTTGCTAAGCAGGGCGACCTTCTGGCGGGCAACTTTGCGATGATTTCTGACCCAGCGCAGTATGCCGGGTCCATGCTGAAAGAGTTTCAGTCTCGTGCCGATACGACGTCGAATTCTCTGCAGATTGCAGGTAACGCGGTCAAGCTAGTCGCCGGCGGAATCGGGACCGCTCTTCTTCCGGCTGTCCGAAAGTCGGCAGAAGCCTTCGTGAAAAGTAGCGAGGGCGTCATCAAGTGGGTGAGTGAGAACCAGTCGTTGATTCTGACGGCCATGAAGGTCGGCGGCGCGATTCTCGGTTCTGTGGCCGCCTTTCATGCGTTACGCCTTGGCTTCGCGCTTTTGGCGAGCCCGGTCATCTCGATGTACAAGGGTTTCCTGAACATCCAGAAGGCAATCACGCTGATGAGGAACAGCACCGTTCTTGCGACGGTCGCGTCAAAGGCTCAGGCCTTTGCGATGGGGGCTTGGAAAATTGCTGTGACGGCTGCGACGGCAACGGCGAAGCTGATGCGGACAGCGATGCTCCTGCTGACCGGAGCCATGAGAGCGAATCCGGTAGGCGTCGTCATTACGGCTTTCACGTTGCTCGTTGGCGCAGGGCTTGCGGTCTACAAAAACTGGGACACGATCAAGGCGAAGGCTGTCGAGCTGTGGAATTCGTTCTCCTCGAACTTCCCGAATATCGCTTCGGTCGTGAAGGCAAACTTTGCGATTGTCGCTGGTGTCGCCAAAAACGTCTGGGGCGTCTTCTCGAACCTGATCGGCTTCGTGAAAAACGTCTTTACCGGACAGTGGTCTGCGGCCTGGGAGAACGTTAAGGGTATTTTCTCGAATGCTTTTCAGGCGCTTGAGGGTATTGCAAAAGCTCCGATCAACGGCGTCATCAATCTGGTGAACGGGGCAATCGGCGCGATCAACGGCATTTCGGTTGATATTCCGGAGTGGGTCCCGAAGTTCGGAGGTCAGACCTTCGGCGTCAACCTGCCGAAGATTCCGCAACTTGCTGAAGGCGGCATCGCTACGAGCTCCACGCTTGCAACCATCGGCGAAGGCGGAGAGCCAGAGGCGGTTATTCCGCTCTCGAAGCTCTCGTCAATGCTGGGCTCTGGGGTCGGCATGGGCGGCGGCATCACCGTCAATTTCGCTCCTGTCATCAACGTTTCAGGCGGCTCTGGTGATGCCTACGAAGGCGTGAAGCGCGGCCTTGATGAAGGTCGCCGACAGCTTGAAAAGGACCTGCGCCGTCTGTTGGCGGATCAGCAGCGACTATCTTTTGCGTAAAGGAGGCTGCATTGTGAAGCAGTACACGACCGTCGCGCAGGATACGTGGGACATCATCGCTAAGCGAGTCTATGGCTCCGAGGCGTTGATGGACCAACTGATCCGCGCGAATTTACAGCACCGGAAGACGGTTTTCTTCAGTGCGGGCGTTGTGCTCAATGTGCCGGACATTGACACGGAATCGGCAGAGTTTGCTGAGAATCTACCGCCCTGGAAGCGTACGGAGGGAACGCGATGAGTGGACCTATCCAGACCTATTTGAGGCTCCTCTTCACCGAAGCCGGCACTTCGGTGACGCAGGACATTCTGCCTGATCTCCTTTCCTTTTCATACGACGACAAGGAAACGAATGAGGCGGACGAAATCAGCATTACTTTGAAGGACCCGACAGGGAAGTGGGCGAGCAAGTGGAAGCCGGACGGCGGCGAAGTCGTCCGCGCTTACATTGCTTCAGGGACAGTGGACGGGAAGAAAGGGCGCGAACTTTTCTGCGGGAAATTCTTCGTCGATTCGCTCCGCACCAGTGGCTCCCCCC